CCGTCTTGCGACGGTCCCGATACTGAAAATAAGAAGCCCCGGATTACCCACCGGGTTGCCCGCAGTTAGCGAGTCTATTGACCATGTGAAAGTGGAAAGAGATAGCTAACTCAGATACTACTCTAACCTGACGTGAATCACTGAACTTTCGAAAGAAAGGCTCAATGTCCACATCATTGGGGTGTTTAAGTACCTTAATCATTCCAAGTCTATCCTCTTCTATAGTAGTGTCTGCGACACTCATGGCCAATGCAAATTGGCCAGCGGTGTTAGCAGTGGTAACGTGGTCCGCCGATAGCTTCGCAGCCATCGATTGAATAGCAAGTAGGATTGGGTGCGGATCACCTTCGTAATTAGGTAGAAGTAGAGAGGTTGAGACCTCTATCCCCCGTCCTCGGAACTCTCTTACGAGAGTCTCGTGTGAGGGCTCACCCTTCGGTGACACTCTCCCACGACGACCGAGGAAGGCGTAAAATCTGTACTTCAGAAGATACTTACTTAGCTCCGTAATAAGAGTGGTAAGGTCGTGAAGCCAAAAGAAGGAGCCTTTTAACTCTCCTTTTTGTAACTTCCTGAATGACAGCAATATTTCTAATAAGACTAATCCCTTGTTAGAGAGATTGAAAATATTGCCTAAAGCATAATGCTCAACGAGGTTGGCACACAGAAGCCATCTCTGGGACAGTTGAATAAGGAGGGCAGGGATCTCATAAATTGAGTGATATGCCCTTTCTAAAACGACTGGACTCAGAGGTGAGAGTTCGACCCCTCTGACGAATATGCGTTTGCAGAATTCGCCAGCTGATATGTGAGATGGAGATACCATTGATTTATGATCACTGACTTTTACATCGTGATCCTCCAGGAACCTTCTATATTTTAATGCTACTTGTTCGTTCCATATCACAATGTCATCCCCAAGAATCTGATAGTCCAGAAACTGACCGTTAGGAGGGATCACTCCCGAACTAACGGCGCAGAACTGAACCACCAGGTGGTGGGTAAGGGAGAATAGGGCCCAGGAGCTATATGCTCCAAGGGGTTGTCCTACGGCCCATTTGATGCTTCTTCCTGATTCCGATTTCACACCATAGAGTCTATCGACTAAGAGGATTTTCCAACTCTCGGCGACTTCTTTACCAAAGAGTGCTTCTAACACAGGCATTTGCAAGTAGAGAGGGAATCGGTCCGTTGCGGACTGTAAGTCGAAAGAGAAGGTTTTCTTACCGATGGATTCCTTTGCCACGCGCTTAAAAGCAGCTTCTTGATCCTTCGTCCCATCTGTCTCGAGTAGGTATAATTTACCCATCAAAACATCATGGATAGGGCGCAACGCTTGTTGCGTCCAGAAATCGACGATTGCAATCGTACGTGTCTTTCCTCCCTTTTCTTGAAGGAAGGATACCTTACCTAGTTGCAAACTAGATAAAGTCTCTGGTGATAGAGGGTGCTCGGTACAGAACTCAAAGGAAGTGCGTAGCGGAGAGAAGACCAGCCGACTTAATCGATTCCAGGCCTCATAAAGAGGTGTATTAGACTTTAGTGCCCACGCATCATAATGCGCGGTCAACACAGCCGGTCCGTTAGGACCGACATGTGCTCCAAATGAGAAATCAATTGGTCGAGGTTCTAGTAGAACTGGTTTCAGTCTCCTTCCTACAAAAGTTAGAAAACTACGCAGGGTGACCTGTTTACAGGGCCCTTGTTTCATGGTGATATTCTTCACACTCGAATCAACTGGTAATTTAACCAGGAGGTAGACTCGAAGAATAGTTAGTGCAACTCGTTTATCATAGTAGTTTTTGGATTTTAAGTAAGGTAGTAGCGGATTTAACAGTCTGGGATGCCCCGTGTGGTTAGTTTTACGGAAGGGAATAGGGTCGAATGGTAAACCTAGGGCAGTTCTAATTCCGATGTTACACAAAGATTTAAAGAGAGCAGTTGTCTGCGATAGACCCTCATTTTTGGATAACTCCAAGAATGAGCGAGTGTAAGCGATAAAGGCTAAGGCTAAATTGGTGAAAGTAGTCTGATTCACAAGTGTCA